TGCATACGATGCCGAGTTGTTCAATGGGTTTTGTGTTGAGGTTATTTGGAACAAAGCCAAGACCGCACCAAGCGAATACTATCACATCCCATTCAAGGATGTACGCAAAGGTTTGGAAGGTGAATACATCTATTGTGAAGATTGGAGTGATGCAAAAGCACCACGCATATCTTATCAACCCTACAACCCCATCACAAGAGAATCAAAGCAATTGTACTATTGTCAGTTCTATCGTCCCGGTGAAGGCACTTATCCGCTTCCCGATTATGTAGGGGCGTTGAAATATATTGAGGTTGATACCGAGATTTCCAATTACTACTTGAATAGCATCAAGAACGGATTCACGGCACAAACTCACATCCAGTTGTTCAAGGGAATCCCAACACCTGAAGAAGCTCGTGCAACTGCAAGACGATTCAAGGAGAACTATCAAGGAACGGACAATGCCGGTGGTTTAATTATCCAATACAACGATCCGACCGAGAAGGAATCAATTATTTCCAACCTTCAACCATCGGATTTTGACAAGCAATTTGATTTGCTGAATAAGACCGTTCAACAAGAGATATTTGTTGCACACAAGGTCAACTCTCCAATGTTGTTTGGGGTGCGTGTAGAAGGTCAGTTGGGTGGCAGAACGGAATTGATTGAAGCATATGAGATGTTTCATCACGCCTACATTGAACCACGCCAACAAAAGATTGATGATGTGTTCTCGTACTTGCTTGAACCTATTGCACAGGTAAGATTAGAGACCATCAACAAGCCACCAATCGGATTGGACTATCAGTCATTGTTCACCGCTGGTGTAATTACAAACGAAGAAGCACGGAAAGAACTTGGGCTTCCATTGATTACCGATGTTCAGCAATCTTCTTTGAACGATGCCATCAATGCTTTGAGTCCTTTGGTTGCAAACAATGTATTGTCAAATATGACAATCAACGAGAAGAGACAATTGGCAAACCTTCCGCCTATCGCTGGAGGAGATTCATTGCCATCAGCAGCACCAGTTGCCTTGTCAAAACAAAACCCATTCGGTTGGGATGATGAGCGTGACCTTGTTGTATTCAATAAGTACGGAGAGAAAGCCGAAGAGTTTGAGGAGGCGAAGTTTGAGTTTGCCGATGCGATTGAATCTGCCATCTTGAATGTGTTGAAAGAGAACAAAGGGTTACAGGTTGGAGACATTGTAAACATCACCAAACTTGACGCAAGGGTTGTTGCCGATGCGATTGCCAAACTTGCCAAAGCGGAATTGGTTAAGTCATACGAGGACGGATTGGAAACAACCCCAAAAGGATTGGAAGAAATCAAAAATCTTCAAACTGAATTGGTGGTTCGCTATCAATACGGACTTGCACCGGGAATCAGCGGAGGACTTTTGATTGATACATCTCGTAAGTTCTGCACGGATGTTGTCAATAGTGGTCGTGTGTATTCTCGTGAGGACATCAATATGATGTCATCGGAGTTGGGATATGATGTGTGGAAACGCAGAGGTGGTTGGTATCACAATCCAACACTTGATGTCAACACACCACAATGCAGACACATTTGGGTTCAAAAATTATTGAGGAGAATTAAACGATGACCAACTTTGTATATTTCATAAGCACAACCTATCTCAAGGACAACACTCCTTTGAATGAGAATGTTGACGACAAATTGCTCAAGTCAGCAATCAAAGAAGCTCAAGAGATTTATATTCGGGATGTCATCGGTTCGGGCATATACAATGAATTGCAGACACAAGCGTATGCAAACACTTTGACTGCCTTGAATGTCACCCTTTTGGATTCGTACATTGCACCCTGTTTGAAATACTACACATTGACCGAAGCAATGCTTCCAATGACTTTCAAACTGATGAACAAATCGGTTGCATCAAGAGAGAGTGACAACGCTCGTGCCGTATCCGTGGAAGAGATGACAATGATTGAAGGCAGATACCGTGACAAAGCGGAATACTATGCCAACAGATTGAGGGATTATCTCCGCACATACACCAATGATTATCCTTTGTTCTTAAATCCCGGCAGTACATTTGATACAATCCGTCCAAAGAACACCGCTTTTGTCGGTGGTATTTATCTTCCAACATCTCAAGATTGTTTCTCGAACTATGACTTCCCCGACACGGACAAATAAGTGGCAAAAAAACAACGAAGCCAAACTTCTCAAATTTCTCAAGAATGACACTAAACCAAATAATTCAAAAGATTCAAACGGCAGCCGAAAGCCATAAGATGGTTCACAAGTTTGGCGTTGGTCAGCAGTCAAATATGACGGTTGAGAATGTTGAATACTATCCGTTGGTTTGGTTGTATCCTGATGGGTTTAATCTTTCCACAACTGGGAACTTGATGACATACAACTTTGCTCTGCTTGTGATGGATCGTGTGTTTGAAAGTGAGAGCAATGTTATTGAGGTACTTTCGGACACCGCACAAATCATTGCAGATGTATTTGCTTTGATTGATGACAACACACAAGATGACGAGGACTTTGAATTGGTAGTTACTTCCAACGCTTCACCTTTCTACGATGCCAAAACCGACATTCTTTCAGGATATGCAATCAACTTCCAAGTCAACACTCCTTATCTATTTAATACTTGCGTTGTTCCTGTGTAGCGTGGTTGTGGCTTTCTTCAATTTAGAAAGACCAGTCCGCATTGAACGACCGATAAATGTAGAGATGCACGAGAGAATCGTGGAGAGGGAGAAACTTGTAAGAGACACGCTCATTAAACGAATCAACTCATTTGATACTATCTACCTTGACACCTTCAAACCTTCAGCAGAGGGCTTGAAAAAGGCGATAGGATTACACATCCACTTGGACACCATATGAAAAAAAACAATGTAGTGAGAATTGACAAGAGATGGGAGGAAACGAAAGTCCTTCTCATTTCGGATTTACATTGGGACAATCCCAAGTGTGACCGGGAATTGTTGAAGAAACACCTTGACGAAGCACTCAAAGGAAATCACGACATACTCATCAACGGAGATTTGTTTTGCTTGATGCAAGGTGCGTACGATCCACGCAAATCCAAGAGCGACATCCGTCCTGAACACAATTCCGCAAACTACTTTGATGCCATCATCAACACCGCAGTTGATTGGTTTACACCTTACGCACATCTCATCAAGTTGGTTGCTTATGGCAATCACGAGACCGCCATCTTAAAACGCCAAGAGACGGACATCATTGAACGCTTTGTGACTTTGTTAAATTACAAGACCGGTTCGGACATTCAAGTGGGAGGATATGGTGGATGGATTCGCATCCAGTTTGACGATGGCTCAAGTACGCAGTCATTCAAAATTAAGTATATGCACGGATTTGGCGGAGGTGGTGCGGTAACTCGTGGCACTATCCAGCACAACCGAATGAGCGTCAATGTAGAGGGAGCGGATGCGATTTGGATGGGGCATGTTCACGAGGACTATGAGATGACCTACACGGTGGAAGAGTTGACGACTAAAGACACCGTTCAATTGAGGGACATCTTGATGATTAGAACTTCAGCATACAAAGAAGAATACGGAGATGGATCAAAGGGGTGGCACATTGAAAGAGGTGCAAGTCCAAAACCAATCGGAGGTCGCTGGTTAATTCTCAAACCATTCCGAGACAAGGCAACAACACGCAAGATTCACGCATACACGCACAAGACATTATGATGAAAGTGCAAATCATACTGGAACAAAAGAACGACTCTTGGCTTGAATCTGTTGGGATTGAACCGGAGATTGTGCAAATCTTGGAAGATGGATTTGTAAATGAGCAACACATTGTCGCTGCTTGTGCGTTCTTTGAGAATACGCAACTATTTATGACAGGTGGACACATCATTGTGATTGAAGAGAGTTATTATACCTTTGTGAGAAAATGGATGCAATTAACCCAACCCACTACAAACAGGGAGACATAGAGTGTATTGATGCGATTGAGTCAGCAACCATCAGGAAGAAGGGACTCATTGCCGTATGCACCGCAAATGTAATTAAGTACCTGTGGAGATGTGAGGACAAGAACGGACTTGAGGATTTGTACAAAGCAAAGTGGTATCTTGACAAGCTCATCGCAGAGAAGGAAAAACAAACGAAGAAAAACGCTACTTTGTAAGATGAGATTCTTGTTGATTCTGCTCCTTCCGTTGACCAGTTATGGACAAGTCCTTGTTGATACAAATACCATCAAACAAGCCAACCACTATTTGGTCAAAGGTGCGATTGCAAGAGAACAAGTCACGGTTCTTCGTAGGATTGTGACATCGGATTCCATCATAATTGCCGAGCAAGATAGCATCATTGTCAAGGTGCGAATCAACAACGCATATCTGCGAGAGAAGAACAATGCCCTTGTGAGCGAAAATAAAGCCATTTCACGCAAGATAATCCTTTGGCAAGGGGTAAGTATCACTTTGACCTTTTTAACGCTTCTATCGTGGCTGAAATAGATTTAAGCAAATTAGGCGATGTGCTTGACTCCTTTCTTGGTGATGAGAATGTAGGAAATCCAGTCAACAACTTGCTTGAGCAAATCATCCGAGATTGGTGGAATAACAAAGTAAATCCGCAAATCGCTCGGACAATGGATGAGCGGAAGATAAATGCGAGTGGTGGATTGAAGGCATCGTTCAAACCGGGTGAGATAATTAAGACACCGACATCCATCAACACGATCCTTGTTGCAGATGACTATTGGGAGTTTGTTGAGTTTGGAAGAAAGCCGACAAGGAATGGTCATATTGAGGGAACACCCTACCTGTGGCAGTCCATCAAAGAATGGATAAGGGCAAAGCCGATTGCTATTCCGCAGAATATGACTCACGATTCATTGGCCAAAGCGATTGCAAAAAAGATTCACCGCAGAGGTACAAAGGCAAACCCATTCTTGGAAGATGCCTTCACCGAATCACTACAAATGGAGTTGGTAAACGAGTTGAATGCTCGTCTTGGTGACTTGATATTTGCGGTGGAAGTGAAAAGTTAATTCACAAAAAGAAAAAAATACTTGCACAATTAGAAAGTTTACTTTACTTTTGCTCTCGTTATGGATTACACGAAAGCAATTGAAGAGATTAAAATGAAGAGACGGCAAGGACTATTGCAGTCAGTCGCTCGTAAAGCTGGGGTATCTCTCCCAACGGTTAGAAAGTATTTAATTGAGGGGAACATCGTTTCTCCCAAAGCAAAGTCAGTCATTGAGATTGCATTGAAGGAGGTGAGCAATGAATGACAAAATAAAACACTTACTCGATACGGCAGAGAAATCGGATGCAATAGCAAGAAACAAATGGCGCATTGAAAATCGTGAACAATTAAGAAAAGAAAGAAAACAAAAACTAAAAGAACTTATGGAAAAAGATAAAAAACAAATGGAAAGAGATAAAAAACAAAAGGCAATAAACGCTTTAATTATTTTGATAGGAATTTTAGCCCTTACAATAGCCGTGCATAAGAGTATACATATTTTTCTTGGGCTAATAATTCTTCTTCTTTTGGTATTTGCTTATTGCGGTATTTATGTAATGCTAAGTCGAAACACAACTAACAAATCAATAAAGTAGAAATGAAAAAAATATTATTAGCAACATTACTCATCGGAATGATGGCTGGTTGCGAAGAACCCACAGTATCATCAAGAACTACAAACTACACAATACCAAGTGAAGGTAATTTAGCATCAGACCCACTTAAGGTGTGTGTAATTGAAGGATGTGAATACTTTATTTGTAAAAATTACAAGGGCGATATTCTATGTCACAAAGGAAATTGCAAAAACCCTATCCACAAAGGAGGTCACAAATGAGAACATTCATTATCACAATTGAAATCGAACACACCGACCGCAGTTTTCAGCGCCCAGAGGTTCAGCAGTTTGTTGCACAAATAGGCAGCCCTCAGGCAAACTGGGTAAAAGAAATGCGCAAGGCATTTAAACAGACAATACTAGGCGAGAAGGCCCAAGACATCCAAGTAACTTATGCAATAAAAGAATGAAGGCAATTTTAGAATACGACCTCGACGCCGAGCGCGAAGAGTTTAACTACGCCGTTAATGGTGTAAAATGGTTTTTAGTTTGCCAACGCATGGACGCTGTGCTAAGGGCACAAATTAAGCACTGCCCAGACGACACGCCGCAGGCAGTTATTGACGCCTTGCAGAAAATGCGGGATGAATTATTTATAACCATGAGCGCCCACAATTTAACCCTTTAATAATGAGGCATGGCAGTTTATTTTCAGGCATTGGAG